CAATGGGTTCAAAACCTTCGTAAAGAAGCGTAAGTGAATTTTGCATGCGATTCATTGCACCCTGGAACGTCCTTGCTGCCCCTTCCGCACCAGGACCGAATTCCTTGTTCATGATTGTGCCAACATTCTGCAGCAATACTTTCATTGCCGTTCCTTTATAGGCACCTTCTTCCAGGGCTGCTGAGAATTTCTGAATGGCATCTGGTCCCTTAAACCCAGCAGCTTCAGCGAAAATTGCCATCGCTCCAGGTAAAACGTCGCCTAATTGTCCCTTCAATTCTTCACTCATTACCTGACCTTTGCTCGCCATCTGAGCAAAGGCATAATTCACACGATCAACTTTATCTGCGCTCATGCCAAACGCAGCAGCAGCTTTGCTGATGCCAGTGAAGATAGTCCTCACTTCATCGCCACTAAAACCCGCTGGCTGCATTGAAGCATATAACTTTGTAAAGCCATCACGGGCCGATTGCAATGGCACGTTATACCTACTGACTAGATCCAGGATTAATTCGTTGGAACTTTTTGCTTCTTGTGCGGTGGGAGAAACTGCCTTGAGAGTATTGTTAAAAGTCTGCAGTGCGCCAACTGCTTGTCCCACTTGTGCGGGGAAAGAAGTAGCGAAAGCTAATGCTTTGTAAGCAGTACCAAATAGCAACACTTGTTTTGTTGCCATGCCAAATTCATCGCCCAATTCGCGCACCATTCCGGCGCCGGGTAATTGAATGTTTCCAAGCGCTCGATTAAACTGGCCACCCATCCCTCCCGTTCCTCCAAAGCCACCAAAAGGCCCACGAGGCGGCAATCCCCCTCCACCTCCAAACATGCTTGTTCTCGCATTAATGGATAGGGGCGTAGACGGCCCCATCATTCCAGCCATGGGGAATTGTCCCATTGACCCACCCAGTCCAGCGGCCATCGGATAAGCCATTCCTGGAATGTTTTGTTGTACCGCGACACCACCGGTGCTAAAGATTGGTCGTGACTGAGCACCACTAGCCCCCAATCCTCTGCGTTGCAAAAATGCTTGATTGAGAACTGTATTTAATGCTTGCCCGGAAAGCCCAGTGGCAGAAGTTGGCACAGCTCCAAAGCCAATATCAGCTATTTGTCTATGCGCTAACGCGGGATTGGCTGCTTGATTTGCCAACGCCGCTGCCATTTGGCGATAGCCTCCAGAAATTCCAACTGGAGAGAGCATCGAAACCCCAGGATTTACCGAACCTCGTCCTGTAAATAAGGAGCCTGCAGCACCACCTCCGGTGCCAAGCATTCCACGACTAGATGCCAAGCGAGCTTCCAGTGTATTCAGTGGACTCGTTGTGCCGCCAACCGCAGGGAGAAGCCTCGTAGCCTGTGGACTTGTGGACGCTTTCGCAATAATACCTGCAATGCCATTGCCAATTTGACCCACCCATGGATTAGAAATATTAACCGTTCGCGCATAGTCGGAAAAAGACTTTGCAATTGTCTTTAGCAGTGGATCAAAAGCCCTGGGCGCATTAAACCCGGGAAGCGTATATCCCTGCGGAAATTGTTGTTGAAAGGCTGCTTGACGATTAGCGGCCCCAACCAAGTCAGTCGTAACGCGGCTTTCCGGTAGCATGCGCAACATGCGCTGTGCAGCTCTAGGATTGCTGGTCAAATTGGCCATGCGATCCAGCATCTCATTGAGATTGGGCATGGAGCGCGTTGCGCTTGTTTGAGCTTGTCCACGAATGGGACGCAGCTTCATTTGCAGATTTTTCAGATTATCAAAAACAGCGTCTGCAATGCCATCCGCTTCCTCTACTAATTTTTTTGCTTGCGCTGTAAGTTGGCCTCTGTTTCCAGTCGGTGTACCCCCGAGATCGCGAATAATTTTTTCTAAGCCCGCAATATTGTATCCGCCCTTAATTAATGAGCGTTTTCCTAGTCGAGATAAAATAGCTTGCTTCGCGATTTGCTCTTGAGTTTGCTGCACATTAAATGCACGCCCAGTGAGCCCTTGCTCGCGCATGAAGCGTTCCAGACCAGCAGCTCCCTGCGGTCCTCGCGAAAAAGTCCCCCCAGCAGCAGCTTTAACTTGTCCGCTTAATTCTGAAAGCTTGCGAGCCAGGGTGTCTGCTTTTGCAATTTCAGCAGATAAGTTGGTCTCAATATTTAAGCGATAATTTCTTCGTCTGATATTGACGCCAAGAGCATTCAGCTCATTCTGTACGCTAAGCCTGTCGAACTTAACCTGGATGGGCACTGAAGTGCCAGCAGCCGCTTGTCCTAGTCCCAGTAATTGCTGCCGAAAAAAAGCTAGGTCAAGACTTACCTTCAGCTTAAGTTCTGCGTCTTGAACCGCCATTTGACAAAACCCTCTATGTTACCAATTCTATAATCATTGCCCTTGGTTGCGTCCGCTAAAGGCTTTGATTTCCTCGGCAAGCAAGGCAATCACTCGTCCATTCATCACGCGCTCCTTCATTAAACGCTGTAGCACCATAAGGCTTTCGTCTGTAACTCCATGATCTTTCTTGACTTTTCCTGCATCAAACGGTAGGAAGTTTTCTGGCTTCACCGAAACCTTCTTGCCGCCCATCATGCCTGCAGCCATTGCACCAAGCTTTGCTACGGCTACGCTTTGAATGTTGTATTTAGTAATGTCGTGTTTCTCTAGAAACTTTAGAGCTGCTTTGACATCGCTCACGCGTTGACGCCCAAAACATCTCGCACTCCATCGCTCATCCTTAAAATCCGACGCGGACAGTCGAAAATAAAGATCATTCCATGGAGTGAGAGAAGTCAGGAACTTCCTGGCTTGGGCTTCTAGACGTTCTGCTGTTGAGGAATATTCCTCTTCTGGGATTTTTTTGCCACATCTACAGCCCCCTTCATTTCTGCTTCTTGCTCAGCGGAGATGAATTCCACCACCTTAGCGATGGCTCGACGGGGAAGAGTTTTTGTATCTTCCAAGTCCCAATCAACCAAATCCTGCCATTCGCCATCCACCAGTCCTTGTCCGCGAGAACGCACGAAAGCAGTTGCCATGCGAGCATTAGTGCTCTCCACGGAAGACCCGCTGGTAATCATGCTGAGAGTTTCTTCTGTGTATTCAGCGAGGAGTTCTGCTTCCGTGATAGAGCCAGCACCACCTTGCAGCAAAGAGAATGCTTCATCAAGAGGAATGTCTTTTGCCGTGGCGATGCGTTTTGCAAGTTGAACGGCGCGAATGGTTGCTTGGCTTTGCAGCTTGCTAATTTCCTCTTGCTCAATAGCTTCCGCTACCAGCCATCCGCCATATTTCTTCATGCGGATATTGGGGAGAAGCTCAAAAAACTCCTCAGTCTTGGTTTCCAGAAGAAAGCTGTATTTGCTCATGGTCAAGAATGTTTAGCAATGCGTTGAACACCTTCACTCGTTCATGGCCTGAGCGAAAATCAGGCGGCACTTCAACAAGGAGAGAGTGACTTTCGTTTGAAATTCTAATGGTGGTTTCTCCGCAAGCAACAAGACACAAAATGCCAGCCTCTAATGCTGTGCCTTCAATTAAGCAGTTGATAGCGTGGACTGTTTGGTCCTCGCTCCACAAATAATCAATATTCACTTGCCCTGGAAAGCAATCTTGATTCTACGTCTCAACGCAAGGCGAACACTGCTGGCCTCAAATCTGCTAGGCACTTGCAATTCGTCGGTCCATGGACGAGGTGTGACATTAGTGCCAAGCCCTTCATGAACATACCACGCATATGCCCTGCCAGAAGAATTCTTTGCATCCCAATTCCATGACGCAGTGATATCCATCGATCCCTGAGTAATCCTGAAAGATTCTCTCCCACTTTCGTAGAGCTCGCCCAAATCGTAAATGTCGCGAGGAGAGCCTACCACTTCCCCATTTTTGCGCCTTGTTTCGTTTTGATAGACCCATCTATCATCCTTAAATTGGTCATCCCAATAGGCATCATCAATGTCCTCTGATGCCCAGGTTTCAAAAGCGGCACGTAGTTTTTTCTCCCATCCTTCTCCGCCAATGACCTTCGCTTCAACAACAATGCCACTCATGATCCATACAAGGGCCGTAAAATCATATCTGGAATGACAAATCGACAGCGCTCATAGGCCACGTCATCGCCAGGAAAATATCTTGGCGTGGAGTCGGGGAAACGCCTTACCATCCTATCCATTGCAATCGGCAAAGTATTTTCACTAGGAGTATATTGCACCAAAACTACTTCCCATAGTTGATTCATTTTGAGGCCGCACAGCGGTGAACGCGGAATAATTTCTGGAAACTGTCGCATTGTCACCTCTAGGCCAGTTACCTTAAACTCTGAAGGCACACCTTGTTGACCCACCACATAGATGGCAGGAATCGTAGTGCCATTGGGCAGCGCGTAAGAACCCACCAAGTTCGGACTGGCGCTTAACAGCGTTGTAATCGTATCTCGCAGTTGTGCAATATTCACAATAAAAAAGCCTTCCCGTAAAGGAAGGCTAGCAAAGACGATGGAGGAAAGTCAGCTATTAGGAGCAGTCGGAATCAGGCTGCCGGTATTCTCAGCGTTCTGGTGAATACCGATTCGACCACGGCTGATCAGGTCGAAGGTGACCTCCACAAGGTTATCGGCGGGATAGCTTTCGTTGTAGTTCATAACGCGAGCGGTATAAGCCACACGATCGTAGTAGTAAGTGGTGCCACTCACTCCGAGTTGCTTATTGATTTCCACGTACACTTCATTGTTCTTGTCATAGCGCGAAGCGGAAATCACTTGGAAGGCTTCGTCAAAGCTATTCGGCAGGAACACAGTGCCGTCAACATCCTTCTGAAAGTAAGAAGTGACGGAAGCAGTGGCCTGGGAAGTAACAATAACGCTATCAGAGAAGCCGCCGCCGCCCAGCAGGTAGAACTCAGTGTTGCCGTCGTTAAAGGCCACGGAAGCCGTCGTAGCGGCTTGCAGGGTGTATAGAGTAGGAGCACCGCTAACGGTGAACGTAGCGCCGCTCTGGGTGATCACGGGACGAGCCGCGCCAGCAATCGAGCCAACACGCACAATAACGTCTTGGCTCTTAACCAGTTCAGTCGGGTGGTAGAGCATGAGAAAATCCTCAATGGGAAAGAAAATGGTTAAGCGTCAAACGTTTTGAACGCTTCCTTTGCCAACCAGTCTAAAAATTCCTCTGATTGGCGTGCCGAGAAACTGCCAATAATGGTCAGCAATTTGCTCGTTTGGTAATAGCTCAAACCGTCCTTCCCTCCCATTGATTGTTGCAGCAGCGGAGCTTCCGGGAGTGATACCAGACAGTGCTAATGGCCCCGTCAGTCGTCCCTCCATGTAGACAGCCGTACTATCAGCACCAAGCAAATAGTCGTACTGCGGATTGCGCTTTTGCTTCAAACTGGCGTAGTATGTCACACCTGATGAAATGGAAACGTAATTTCCAGTTTCACTATCAACGGCATAACCAGAAGCCACCGACCACACAAGTGTGGCATTAGCTAATGGTGAGAGGCCGTTAATCATGCGACAAAGCCAATGGAGAAAGAACCAGCAACGGTTTCAAGCATTCGTTTGAACTCTTGGCCATATTGAGTGGCCTCCAGCCCCTTGCCATACACTTTGCCTTCAGTGGCGCCAATTTGAACGCCCATTTGTGCAAGTTGAATGGCAATAATATGTGCCGTCAGATGCTTTACTGCACGATCAGTTTGATCACCAAACACATCTTCCGAGGCGTCGGCAGTAGCTTCAGTGATGGCCCCGTTTACAATTCCCGATGGATGGGGAGTGAATTCGGGGAAGCGCGTAAGAAAGCTTTCGTAAGTAACGGTCATGATCAAGCCTTCCCGATCTTGATTGCTTCTTGACGCTTGGTAATGGCATTACGAATTCTGACGCGCCCTTCGCTTTTCTTCCATTCTGCAAGTTGATCCAGATCGTGAATCACCTCAAGAATGCGAAAAGCTTCCACCAGAGGCATGTTGACCAGTGTCTGAACATCCTGAGGAATGGTTTCCACAGTGAGTTGTTCTTTCACTTCTTCAATGGCGCCGATAGTCATCAACCGTTTGACGGTTTTATTCTCTCGTGCGGTTTTCCATTGAAGCTCTGGGATGTCCTGATTAAGACCAGGCGCCAGTTGGATCAGGCCAGTATCCGTGATAATGCCAAAACCACCTTCACGCGGCGGGTTTTCAAGCTCAGGGCGGTAAGCAATTAACATTTTGTGTTCAATTAGAACTGTCAATTAGCTTAACGCCCATTGCTTGTCTAGGCTCAAGCCGAAGCTTGAACGTAGATGACGCTCTTGGGGTAGTACAGAGCCACACCACCCACGCGAGCATGAGCAGGAACAATGAACTCAAGACCGCGCTGCTGGGGCGGGAAAAGCTCCAGGGGTTGGGGGATGTGCAGTTGCACTTTCTCGGGGTCACGCTTGTACACCACCATGCGGTTAGTGTTCAGAACGCTGTTGTCTGCATCCAGTTGGTTGATAGGTTCAACGTTACGGATGTAGGGGTTGGTGCGGAGGAAATACTCAAGCACAGTCACGTCCGAAGAATCGGAGTTGCGAGTGGTGCTAATTTTGTTGTAGTCCTCGTAAGCCAACAGGATGGTGTCGGGCTGCTCCTTCATGTTGGAGGCGTTGATGATGGCGCTAACGCCATAGTTCAACAGTTCCAGCATGTCTTGAGCAGTGCCGCTAGCAGTGGTGCCAGTGAACCACTTGTCAGCAGTAATAACGTCAACAGTGGCGTTGTTGAAGAAACCAGCCAGGCCAACGCTCGATTCACCGAACATTGCAACGGCTTC